TAACGCCACCCTGGAGAACACCATTGACGCCATCTCTAAGATGAACTCATCCGGTAAGATCTCCGCAGACCAATGGCAACGTCTGACAGATGCAGGCATTCCAGTGTTAAAGATATTCTCTGAGAAAACAGGAAAGAGCATGGCTGAAGTCAGCGACGCCTTCTCTAAGGGCACGATAAGCGCTCAAGAGTTCAACGACATATTGATGGACGCTCTGGAGAACGGCACGGAAAGCTTTCCGGCAGTGGCGGGTAAGGCGAAGGAGATGGCCGGTAGCTTTGCAACGAGCTTCTCGAATATGAGCGCACGTATTGCTATTGGCGTCGGCAACGTAATAACAGCCTTCAATGACTATCTAAAGGATAGCGGACTGCCTAGCTTGCAAGAAAGCATAGCTAACTTCGGGTCAGTGCTAAAGAACGGACTTAACTGGGTGGCAGATAACATACCAGGCGTGCTCGACACGGTGAAGAACACTATCGAGGCCGTGGCTGACGCAATGCCTAATCTACAGAGCGCCATAGAAGGCGTGATTAAGTTCTTTCAGAGCAACGGTAGTGGCATACTGGATACCGTGAAGTCCTTCGGCGAGTGGGCAGTCAACCAAATTCCGGCCATAGCTAGAGCGATAGACGGTCTAGCTCCGGTTATCCTAGGCGTTGCGACAGCGCTCGGCGTGATAAATGGCTACTTTGGAATGCTCAACATGGTGTTCAAAGCATCCCAAATGATCCAGAAGGTGACTCCAGTAGTTGCTCAATTCATGACGGTAATCGGTTCTACAAATCCGATCGTACTCGCCGTGGCGGCGATAACGGCTCTAGTGGCCGCGTTCGTCTACCTTTGGAATACGAGCGAAGACTTCCGCAACTTCTGGATCAACCTATGGGAGAAGGTCAAGAAAGTCGTGTCCGATGTCGTCGATTGGATAGGTGGCGCATGGGGCAACGCAGTACAAGGAATACAGAACGCGTGGAACGGCATTACGTCGTTCTTTTCTGATGTTGCTAACGGAATCACAGACGCCTGGAACGGCGTTGTAGAGTTCTTCACCGTGACCATCCCACAAGCTCTACAGTCCTTTGCGGACACGGTAGTGAATTTCTTTACGGTGACCATACCGGAGGCTATCCAGAGCTTCGTAGATGCAATAGCTGAGTTCTTTGGCACGACCGTGCCTTATTACATCGGCTACGCGGTAGGCTTTGTAGTTGGCAAGCTCGTAGAGCTGGGTCAGTCATTCGTGGACTTCGTGACCGTAACGATCCCCGAGTTTGTCAACGGCGTGATTGACTGGTTTAAACAACTACCTGGCAATATTTGGACGTGGCTACTGCAGACTTTAGACAGCATCAACACATGGGCAGGTAACCTCATCCAACAGGGCACAGATGCCGCAACGAACTTCTTCAACTCCGTGATTGACTGGTTTAAGCAATTACCAGGTAACATCTGGAGCTGGCTACTGAACGTCGTGAGCAATGTGAACAGCTGGGCAGTAGATATGTACTCCAAGGCTACAGACGCCGGCTCTAAGTTCTTGAACGGCGTGCTTACTTGGATCAAGCAACTCCCTGGTCAGATTTGGAACTGGTTCATAAACACCCTAAGCAAGGTCAATGCATGGGCAGGCAACATGAGAGATGCGGCAGTAGACGCGGGCTTGAAGTTCTTTAACGGTATCGTAGACAAGGTCAAAGAGATACCAGGTAAGATGCTCTCACTTGGTGGCGACATTGTAAACGGCATCAAGAGTGGCATCCAGAACGCATGGAACGGCCTAACTAGCTGGTTCAGCAACCTAGCCGGCGGCCTAGTTGATGGCTTTAAGAGCGCACTCGGCATTCACTCACCATCTAGAGTATTCAGAGCACAAGCTAAGTGGATACCAGAAGGTATGGTGGAAGGAATGAAAGATACGATGCCTAAAGCTATCGCCTTTATGAAGGACGCTGGAGACTCTCTGAGCGCGGCTTTTAACGCGGACAGCTTATCGTCCAGGCTAGCGCTAGAAGGCGCTGTGAGCGATTCTAGAGGCTATGTAACGAGTGGCAATAGCTACACGGTTAACCAGACCATCAACTCACATGACTCACTATCACCATCAGAGATGGCTCAGGAAACAAGGAACGCAATAAGGAGGGCGGCATGGCAGTAAAGGTAATTTACACAAATGACTATGGCGACTCCTTGGAGTTCTCCAAAGAGAGCGGCATCCGGATAACGGACGTAGATGGCCTATCGGCAAACACCATAAACATCAGCGAGTCTACCGTGACCAATCAAGTTGGATCAAGCATAACAGGCGCCTCGATTGCATCGAAATCGATGACCATCGAAGGTAGATACAAGTACACACCAGAAGCACGTAAAAGGCTGCTATCAGTTATCCTACCAGGCGTTGGGGCCACGATCCGATACATAAACACAGTGGAAGGCGTGGACGTCTACTGGCAAGGCCAACCGACCAATACCCCAGAGATATCTAAGAACCCGATATGGCAGACGTTCCAGTTTGTGATGAAACTGCCGTACCCCTATCCAAGACTTACCGATGGAGATCAAATAGCTTTCTCGACCTTGTCGTCAAGCTTTAGATTCCCACAGGCCTACTCGTCTACAAATAAGTGGCGCATCTCAAGTCGTGTGATCACTCCATTGCAGACGCTCACCAATAGAGGTGACATAGATACTGGCTTTACCGTAGAGTTTACGGCTTTAGCCGATGGCGTTACCGGTCCAAAGCTACTGAACGTAGACACCCGCGAGAACGTTTCGTTCCCTCAGCTGACACTGAATAGTGGCGACGTGTTAAGAGTTTGCACAAAGCCAAACGAACGGGAGGCCGTGCTTATCCGTGGTGGGCAGACAATAAATGCCTTCGAGTACATGGACTATGATAGTACGTTTTTCCTGTTAGCTAGAGGAGACAATGTGCTACGCTACAGCGCCACGAGCAAAGAGGCTAGCCTTGAGACAAGGCTGACCTTTGAAGAGACATTGGCAGGTGTCTGATCATGGAATATATCATTTATGATCAAAGCGGTAAGCCCCAGGCTCTACTCCAGAATGTAACGAGCATCCAGTGGAATCCTAGGTACTGGGAGTCCGGCTCCGCAGAAATCCATGCAAGGCCAACTGACACGAACGTGAAGTACTTGATAGAGCATAACCGTGTGGTCTGTAAGGACCGTAACGAGATACTCTTTATCGACTACGTGCAACGTAGCGACCAGACCTCTGATGGCGACGACATGATCATACACGGCAAGCTAGATAACCTAGGTGCCCGCATAAACACGAGCACCGTAGCCATTACTAACGTGGAAGAAGGACTCCGTAAGCTGATCACCAATAACCAGCGAGGGCTAGACATCCATCTAGTAGGTGCTAGGGGGCTGACAGCCAAGGTCACTCGAACAGAGACAACGTGGGCTACTTTACGTGAAAGCTTTGAGGACTTCTGCCAAGCCTCTGGACTTGGATGGCGTGAGGTCGTTAGCAATGGTCAGCTAAACACACTAGACATCTATCAGGGCTCCGTAAAGAAGGGCGCAAGGTTTAGTGATGATCTAGGCAATATCATCAGCCAAGAATACACGAAGAACCTGGAAGAGTATGCTAACTATTTGTACATACTTGGCGAGGATCAAGGCACATCACGAAAGCAGGTCATTCTAGACAAGCGAATCGAAGGCGAGCCAATCCTAGAGGGTTATATCGATGCCCGTGACCTACAGTCCACTTACAAGGATGCCAATGGCACGGAGCGGACCTATAGCGACACAGAGTACACCGCTATACTAAAGGCCAGAGGCGAGGCTAAGTATGCAGAGATGCTGAGCAAGGCCTATCAGTTTGAGTGTGAGCTCTATGAAGCCAACAGAGTGGCAGTGCTTGGCCGTGACTACGACCTAGGGGACATCGTGCCCATAACTAGCAGGCGCTTTTGTGTGCAGAATTACGCACGGATCACTGGTATCAAATTCGTGGAAGAAGAGAACATCGAGACACAAGTCAGCCTAGAGTTGACGATAGAAACACAGGAGGTGCTTAAATGACACAAAAAGCATATCCGCTGGACGATACCGACTACCTGGCTGAGGACGTCCGGCTTTTTCATGTGGCCAGGAGCTCGGGCATATTCAATGCCACGGGCACGGATCTACAGGTCAGCGCCAATGGTCGTATGGCCGTGGATGTAAAACCAGGCTACGCCTTCCTGCTTACATCTAAAGACGGAGTGGGCGGAATAACATACGGGAGCAACGCTACAGAAGGACTGGTCGTGCCAACAGCAGAAAGTACTACGCGCTACGACTACATCGCTGTCCGATACAGCAAAGACAGCAACTCATGCAAACTAGTGTGCGTCAAAGGTAGCTCAGCTAAGCCGACGGCACCTGTGCGCACCGCTAGCGTTTACGAAATCATTCTGGCCATACTCACCGTGCGAGCTAACGCTTCGGAGATCAGAGCATCTGACATCCAGGATACGCGTCTAGATGAAAAGATGTGCGGACTAGTCGTTGATGGGACAGACCGTATACCGACGGAAGGCATGCAAGCGCAATTTACGCAATTCATGAATGACAGCAAGTCCAAATTTGATGAAATATCAAAGGGCATCTACCCGATGGAGAACGCCGACATCGACGAGGCTACTGCGTAGGAGGTTGGCATGGCTGACATCCTATTTAAACGCGATCTAGTCGATAACCTTGATAGCAATAAAGCCGATCAGCCACTATCCGCTCGCCAAGGTAAGCTGCTAAAGCGGCTGATAGACGCCAAAGGTAGCGGCAGTGGTGGTGAGAAGGGCGACCCTGGTCCAGCAGGTAAGGACGGCGTAACGCCTGTCATATCTGTGAGCGCTACGGTCGATAGCAACGTCGGCACGCCAACCGTAAAGGTGACAAAGAGTGGCACTGCAGAGGCACCAACTTTTGCCTTAGCCTTTGCAAATATCAAAGGCGAAAAGGGCGATAAAGGTGACCCTGGTGCTAAAGGCGAAAAGGGTGAACAAGGAGCCAAAGGCGAGAAGGGCGACCCCGGTGCTAAAGGTGAAAAGGGCGATAAAGGTGACCCTGGCGAAGTGATAGGCGTAGACGCAATAGAAAGCACAGAAAT